CGCTTGTCCACACCTTCAGGCTTCCGCTCGCAAACTCGAACAGCCCGTATTCCCCGCCGGCAAAGTTGAACCCGACCAGCCGCGCCGCGTAGGACGTGGCCGCGTGCTGCGCCGCCAGATACACAAACCCCGGCCGCTTCCGGATTGGCCCGTGCGGACGTGGAAGGAAGTTCTCCAGCACCAAGCAGCCGCTGGCGTATTTCTCTACCGCCACCCGACTATCCATATCGGGCGACAGTTCACCCGCGTTGAAAGACTGGTGGAAATCGTAGATCGGCATAACGCGATACCGCTACTCACAACAATCATCATTGCAACCGATGGCGTTCACCCCGACGAACCGCGCCCGGATGAAACGGGATTGCATCGGAAACAGCCGTTCCCTAGTCTGCCCCTCGTTGGCGTCGATGCGCCGAGCCAGCGGCGCCGTGATGCTCAGATACTCCGCCGCCAGATTCGCCGTCTGCGGCGATGTCCCGCGCAGCGCCGTTTCAAATTTCACCGCCAGCTTGAGAATCAGAGCCTCCACAAACAGCGGGTCGAACCGGCTGACAGTCGTCACATCCTCGATATAGCTGAGATACAATTCCTCAGCATCCGTCAGAACACGCCCCGACTCATAGGCCCACGACACGCCGGCCGTTGATTCCCGCCGGTCATCCTCCAAAGCCCGCAGGCAATCCGACGGCGCCGCGATCGAAAACGCCCACCCGAACACCGCCGCCAGTGCATACGTGGCGTCAACCGTTCCCGAGCCGCTGAACGTCGAATCGTCCAGAGTGAACACCGACGAGGACGCGACGGTCACCGGCCACGTGCCATTGATGAGCGGGTAATTGCTCGAATCATGGAAGGTCACCCGCTGCCCCGTGGTCAACCCGTGCGCCGCCTTCGTGATTTCAAATTCGCTGTCGAAACTCTCCGCGATCCCCGTCGGCGTCACCCATGACGGCTCGAGCTTGGTCCGCTTGGTCGCGAAATTCCACCGGTGCGCCCGCAGCACCTCTTGCACCGTGTGCGCATAGTGCAGCGTGCAGAGAACGGAAACCGTATCCGTCCCGGAGATGTCCGATACCGGAGCCTCCCCGATCCGGGAGAGCGCCATATTGCAAATGTCGGTCGAAGTCATGATTTCAAAAGAAAGGGCGGAGGGCCGTCACTCCCTCCGCCCCGATTCCAAACACCCATCCGACAGGGGATCAGCCCGGCAGTTCGTAGGCCAGGCAGAAGTAGAGGATAACAGCCGCCGTCAGCGTGGTCGCGGTTTGCAGCGTGGCATACACCGCGACGTTCTTCTGGCCGGTGTCGGCCGCCAGTTCAGTTTTGACCATGTAGGCCGGGATTGCGGGAGTGAGACACTCCACGACCGAGCCAGCATCGAGCACCATTCCGTCAGCCCATCCGTCGGGATCAGCCGCCGTTCCGATGTCGATCGTCAACGCGGTGCCGGGGTCCGCCGAGCACACCACCTTGCTGTATTCCGGCCGGGGAATCGACCCGGGCGGCAGTTCGCAAAGGTAGATATAGGATGTCGGGTCATCGTCATCCTCAGTGCCGAGGAGCGTGTAAGGAATCCGCATGAATTCCAGCTTCTTGCTGACCGGAGCCGGCAGCCGAGGCTGGTTCGAGCGGGAGGAATGCGTCAGGTCAATCCCCGTCTGGTTCGTGTAGAGAGCGGTGTAATTCGTGGTTGTAGCCATTGAATTGGTTCTGGTTAATTGTTGGTCACCTGACGATTACGACGCTTCGATGCAGTCAATCTGAATGACCGCCTCATCATGCAGTCGGGCAGCCCCAAGGCGCCACGTCGACCGGTTTTGAATGGCGTCCGATTGAGTGTGAATCGTCGCGATGCGGCTCTTCATCGGGCCTTTCGAAGCAATGATGGCGCCCTTGATCCAGGCAACACAACTGCGCGTGGTAGAGACTTTGGTGAGACGCTCGATGCGCCGGAAGGTGAAGCCCATGAAGGTGTCCACCTTACCGTCGGCCAGCGCCCGCACCGTGTTGTAATCCGCCGATGTCACCTGCGGGTCGCCCAGTAGGTTGTCGATTTGCTCCGCAGTGCAGACGAGCACCCGCTTGGAAGCGTTCGGATCCCCGTCGCCGTCCAGTTCCGCACCCTCAAGGTCGGACTCCATGAGCATCCGGTTCGCGGTGCGCAGCTTGGCCACCGTCAGACCGGTGCCGCCGGCAGCGATTTGATAGCTGGCAGAAAACGCCGTTTGCGTCTCGCCATCCTCGCCGGTGAGAACGGAGCCCAGAGCAGCCTGCCATGAAACATCGTCACAGTCGCGCATGTAAGCGCTCATGTGGTCGCGGGTCCATCGGCCGGTGGGAAGGATCAGTTCGCCGAGTTGCTCCGCGTCGTCTTCGTCCAGATCGTTGACGAGTTCGTAACTGGCCCGGTTGATCCAGCGAAAATCCAGCGTCGGATTGACGGCCACCGTCGGCGCCTTGCGCTCAGTGCGCCGGCGGGAAGATTGAGAAGCGGACCGGTCAAAACGTTTCCGTTCACCGCGGAACGTGCCATTCTGCCAGTCGATGAAATCAGAGAGCCGCGAGCGGGTCTGCTGTGCACGGGGAATCCAGTTACTGGAGAACTCCGTTGTGTAATGCTCGTAAATCGTGTCAGCCACGGAAGTTAGAAAAGATGCGGCCGGACTGCATGAGTCCGCGCCAGATGCTGCTTTTCCTCCCGCGACTAATCGGCTGTCCGCCGGGCCACGTCTTGTTTGAGGACCATCCGCAGGCTAATCCTCGTCGGGGCCGCGTCTGATGGTCGGGATTCTCTGTCCCTTTTCGGAAATGTCAAGTCGCTCTATTTGCAAGCGCCGCTAAGCCAGCTTGAGCATTACATCCGCCACTTTCTCCAAAGTTCCATCCTGCGCGAGGGATCGCAGTCGTTCGCAAGTACGCACGAAATTTTCAAGCCGCGACATTTCTTTTTCGTGATCGCCGCTCAGAAAGAATTTCCGAATGTCCGCCAGTGCAGCCAGCGACAAATCGCGCTCATTGGTAATGGCCATCCTCCAGGCCCTGACGGCCTTCAGCGCGGCGGGAAGACTGTCCGAGAATTCTTGTATATCACCTCTGAGATTTGTCACAACACTCTCCAGCAACTCCTTCGCCGAAGCTGCATTATTCGCCACCTGCACGAGTTGATCTGTCATTGCCTGCGCCCGGTTCGGGAGCGCCGCGCAGATTTCGTGATGCACCGCCTCGTCAAATTCAGCTTGAGATTTGCCCTTCGGCAAAAATTGATGCATTTTTGTAAGCTCAGAAGGTTTGACGGAGTTCGGTTTCATAGGTGGGTTTTTCGCTGGTTTGTTGATGGCGGGTGATTTCATCAGCAGCCTTGCCGCCGCAAGGTCCACCGGTTTCCATTTGATATCCCCGCCGCAAACAAGCTCGCGCTTGCCACGGAACAGGCCGGAAATTGTTTTAGCAATCCTGTTCGTTGCCTTATTCGAGACTCGCGACGGCAACACTTCCGTTGGCTGAACTTGGACTGGATCAGGCAGTTGCGAGAATGAGCACAAAGTTTTCATAAAATTACCCCCCGACCCGAATCGCCCGCGCGCCGCGCCGCCGGTGCGCCCGGTGATCATCCGGCAGACCCGACAGGTCCGCATACGAGAACTTGAACATCCCCGCCGCGTGCGCCTCCGCCATCGTGCGCAGGGCATCCGCCGTGTGACTGCTGTCATCATGCACCGGCTCCCCCGTGTCCTTGTCCACGTGGAACAGTGGCAGAACCTCCAGCGCCTCTTTGCAGCCTTCACTGTCAAATTCCAGCGATGGAAACAATCCCTTCAGATGATTAATGCCCAGCCATTCGTCAGCCGTCCTTGGCACCGTTCGCACATTGACCATACCAGCCTCCGCGCATTCCGTCGCCAACGTCTTCCCGCTCCTTGCCGTCTGCTGCACGTCGTGCGGCATGAAATGGTTGCCGTAGTTGTATCCATTGCCTTTCATCCGCGCCCACCGCTGAACAATCGTCTCCTCAGTGCCCATATCGCACCGCAGCAAACGAATAAAACGGCCAACAGTCTGGCCATACCAAACCCGCGTATTCTTCGGCGCGCCAAGATCCCAAAACGTGTGGACCAGCGTATTCCCATCCACCGGCATCCTCCCGATGCGCCCCGCAACTCTGGCTTCGGCAATCTCGTTGGCATACAGCGCACCTTCAACCGGTGCAGAAAATGCCTCTTCCAGCGTGCTTGGATACTCCCGCCCCATGAAGATTCCCTGCTCCTTTTTGGTCACCACGAACCAACGCTTCTGCTCCTGAGTAAATCGCCGGCCGGTCTTTTCGGCCAGCGTCCGAAAATATTCCTCATCCTGCGCCGACACCGCTCCGCCGTCCATTCGCACACATTCAGGGTCGCCGTGCCATGGAAAGAACATCAGCTTGCCAGCCGTGTCCGGATCGCGCTCCATGATTGGCTTGATGAGATCCCACAGATCCCCGGACCTGCCGC